TCAGCCGAGTCAGCACGGTAACCATTGCCGGGCGCGCGGTGCGCGGGGCCAGCAAATTGGCTTTCACGCGCGCCAAGTAGGCAGCATCTGATTCCCCGAGATTGCGCGTCAGCCCGGTGCCGAAATAGTCCGCTGCTGCGGTGTCGATCCAGCCGTCTGTCAGTGTCGAAATGCGGGTTTGCAGCTTGGTATAGGCGTACAGCCCGTAGGTCTGCGCGAACACCGCCGCGATGCCCGTCATTACGGCGTCTTTGATCGGCGTGCTGCCGACAAACCAGCGGCTGGGCAGCAGGCTGTTGAGCCTGCCGAAAATGTCGTTTTGGTCGCCTGTGGCCATATCAGCTCACCGTCACGGTTGAGGCCTTGATTACTTGCAGGTTGGTCACGGCAACGTCTGCCGTGCCGCTGTTGACCGTGTAGCCAGTGGTAACGGCCGTCACGCCCGGCGATGCGTCGTAGGCAACCTGGGCCAGCTTGGTGTAGCTTAGAGTAGCGCCGATGCCCAGCGTGTTGATGTAGGACTGGATCGCGGCTTGGACAATGGCCGTGACCGCCGAGTGCAGGTATCCGCTTGCCGTGGAAATCGTCATTGCCACCGATGCGCTGACCACGACAGGAGCATGCACGCTGTAGGTCGAGCCCAAGGGCCGGATCGCGTTGATGGCGTTGCCGACGTTGGTCTGCAGCTGCGAAGACGGGTATCCAGTGCCGTCGTCGATGATGACCGTGAAATAGCCTTGCTGCGTGGTGCCGTTGTATTGTGTGTTTTCGATCACCAGGTAGGCCAGGCCGGATTGAACACCCGCAATGGCGGTCTGAATGGCCGCGACGGTGCCTTCTGCCAGCGAGTTAATCCAGAGTACAAACCGCGCCCGGACGGCGGAATCGCTTTCCGGGTTTGCACCATTGGTCAGCGCGGCCGCGTTGTTCACGGTGTCCACATACTGGATGGGCTGCACCAAGGCCGTGATGGTGTTGGCCGCCACGTTGCCTGTCGCGTCAGGATAGCCGCTGGGGCCCGCCGTGATGCTGGTTGCCGTCGCCGTGATGCTGGTAGTGCCGGCCGGGATGATGAATCCGCCGCCGGAAATCACCGTGGCGCTGTAGGCCGCGTTCGTGGTGTCAGCCTTGATGATGAATTGCTGAGTGCCGTCGCTTGACTGCACCAAGGAGCCCACCGGGATTACCGCCTGGTTGGTGTTGGTGAACCGGGAAAATGTCACCACTCCAGTAGCGGCCACAGCGGGCAGCCGGGCAAAACCAAAGTCGGCCAGGAACGAATCCACATCCGTCCCGCTGGACGTGGAAAGCCGCGTCACGGCAAGCAGGGTCATGATCAGGCCCTGCAGCCAGAGCGCCACGCCTGCCGTGGCTTGCCCAATGGCTTTGAGCACCGAGCCAGTGCTGAAATTGAGCAGCGCAGACGCCGCGCCCTGCACCGCGCTGGCAAAGTTGGTGACGATGGTCGCAAAAGACTGGGTTTGCAGGTTGGCCATTTTTATTGCGTCACGTCAAAGTTGAGCACCACGGGCAGCTTGCTGGCGGCGTCGTTGTACATGATGAAAGCGTTCACGCCCGACTGGATCGGCGTGATCTGGATCACTGGCGCCGGGGTCTGGCTTACCGCGGCTTCTTGCGCCATCTGGCTGGCGATCAAGGCTGTGCTGGCCGCGATGTTTACCGGCATGCCCACGGCACGCGGAAGGCCTGCGCCATAGCTGGGGGCAAAGGTGTAGTCGGCGCTCGCCTGGGGTTGGCCGTTGGCGTCGTTGAGCGTCGGATTGGTCAAGAGGCGGCGCAGCACGCGCTGCTCGCCCGTCGTCGTTGGGTCCGTGACCAGCAGATCGCCGTTGGCCGATACCGCCAAGTCGCCGCCCCAGAAATGGTAGAGGTCTTGCATTTAATTTGGAGCCCCTGTATTTCCTGCGCCGGTCTGGACGCCGCCGTGCGTGTGGGCAATGCCCGATTTGCCGCCGAAAGTGACGTTGGTCGTTCCCACCACAGTAGGCGCTTGAATGGTCCCGGTGGCAGTGATAGGCCCCGTGACGTTTACCGGCCCGGTGATGTTGACGGCTGGTGCCGTGATGTTGAGGTTGCCAGCGCCATTCAGCGTGATGGAGCCGTCCGCATTGAACTTGAGAAATGATCCGCTACTGTGCTGGATAACCATTTCTCCGCTGTTGACCACGGGCGGCAGCTGCTGGGTCGAATACAGCCGGGCCATGACCACGCCGGAATTGAAGTCCCCTTCTGGGAACACCACTACCACCATGTCGCCGATCTGCGGGCCTACTGCGATGCCCCAGCTGCTGCCCACGGCTTCAGTGCCAAGTGGCATCCAGTTGGATTCCACGTTTTCCGGCTGCAGCATGACCTTGACGGCATACGTCTTGGGGTTGTAGCTGCTGACCTTGGCGTGCCGCGGGAACGAAAAAGCGTTAAACGGTGCAGCGCCCTGGCGCTTCATCGCTTCGGCGAGTTCTGCATGTCCGTTCATAGTGTCGCCTGTGAGTCGGACGCAAAGTTCTTGGCCGATACCGTCATGGAAAAGCCCCCATCCCAATGCATGTACCGGCTGATGCTGTCAGGGTAGTAGATCTGGTCGTATGCCGTGCCGGTCCCGGTGACCTGAATCACCGACGTGGTGTCGAGGATGGTGTCGCCGGGCAATTCGGCTTTCAATTTCATTTCATGGGCAACGATGGCCGCATACAAAGACTGGGCCTTTTTTTGCGCCTGGTCTTGGGTCAAATTGGGAAAGGTCCGCACGTAGACCTGAGCGCCGCCGAAAGGCGTCGCTTTCCCGACCTGGATGCTCTTGCCGCCGCTTGGGTATGAAGCGGTAAAGCCCTTGGCCTGTTTCTGATTCCATGACCGGATCACGACCTGCACGCCGCGCGAAACCGTGAGCGCCCGGCTGAATTGCAGGCTCTGGACATTGGCAACCGGTGAAGCCGACGATCCGGCATTGGTGACAAATGGTTTTTGCCACTTGATCACGTAGAGGCTTTGCGGGTTGCTTCCGACTACATCGGCAGGCCGGGGCCCAAAATACAGCGTCTGGTTGCGCACGTAGACGATGAAATCTTCGACACCGGCCAGGTAGAGCAACAAGTCCCATTCGGTGCGCTCGTCGGTGAGTTGCACATGGTCTAGGTCGTAATACTTGCCGACCTGAGTCTTTGTTGCCGTGACTTGCGGCGTCAGGCCGTGCGCGGTCGCTAGCTCGGTGGCAATTTGCGAGCTCGTCAGGTTCTGATATTTCTGGGTCGATTTCGTGTCAATGAAGACCCGCGTCAGATCCCGCCCGCTGAGCATGATCAGCTGGTTCGCCGGGTCAAACTCGATACTGTCAACTTGCCCAAAAATGTAGCTTGTCAGGTCCGCCGTGGTGAACTGGCCAGGCGCCGGGTTGGGCGGCATGCCCATGTAGACCTGCACGTACATGTCCTGCTGGCTCGAAAACCAATTGGCGTCATACCCGGCCGGCAACGTGGATATTGGCAGCGCGACATGGAACGTGTCGGCGCTCGACATGTTGTTGTTGCTCACATCGCATGTCAGGTACGGCATCTTCACCATGGCGCCCTGAGATGGGCCCACCATGACGATGGCGCGTGGCGCGCGGGCGGTCCCGCCAATGTCTGGATTGCTTCTCACACTACGCTGCTGTTGTAGGGCGGAATCACGAGGGTAGTGATGCCGCTCAATTGCGGGTCGCCGTTTAGGACGGGATTGGCTTGGGAGATCACTTTCCAGGCGCTGGCATCGCCGTATTGCTTGGCCGCGATGTCGTAGAGGTTGCCGCCGGGCACCGTGACCGTTCGGACGCTGGAATTGACTTGGCCAAGATTCACGCCGATGCGCCCCAGCACGCCGCTGAGCTGCACCAGCATGGGCTGGCTTTGCGCTGCCGACGTGTAGGCGCTGATCTGCGCCACGGTTTTGGCAATCGGGTTGTTGGGCAGCATTCCGCCCACCGTCGCCACATTGGCCAGCGTCTTTTCGGTCTGGGCAATCAGGGTGCTGGTTTGGGTCTGCACGGCCTGCAGCGGGCCCAAAACCCCGGCAATGGTGCTGTTGGCAGCATTGGCAAAATTCGATACTGCCGAAATGGCGCTGCTGAGCGTGCTCATGCTCGAAGTCAGGGGCGAATTGCCCAGAGCGGTGCAGATGCCCAATGCGGTACCGGCGTCCGCCGTGATCGAGTCATTCAGGCCGGCAGCCGTGGCCGAGGATGTGCCGAAGTTGTCCGTCACCACCTCGCAGTTGATGGTGTAGGGGATGTGGTACGCCTTGCGGAAATCAGGCTCAAAGGCCTGGATCACCACCTGGTAGCTGTTCTGGTCCCACGTCAAGCCCCAGGCCTGCCCGGCAATTGCCATGGCCTTGAGGGTCTGCGCGCGCGCCATGGCCTGCGGGCCAAAGAACACGCCGCTCCATGAAACCGGGTGCGGGTCGTAGCCCATGGCGTCGATTACCCGCGCGCCGCCGACCAGCTTTTTTACTGCCAGGCGCTGCTCGCCGCCAAAGGCGATGTGTTCCGGAATCTCGAAATCTTGGAACACGAAGGTGCCGAGTGTCAGCGACATCAATTTGTCCTCAGATTCATGCCGGGCTGATGAAGGCCAAGTTCATATCCACCAGCGGAAGCGTTATTCATGACGCCCCTGGCCTGTTGACTTGAAACAACGTCTGCCAGCACTCTGCCGCCATCTCGAAGCACCAATTGCACGGGGCGCGTTGATTCGGCATCACTTGCCGCCGGTCGAACAAAATCGGGATTTACAAAACCACGCCCAGCGCCGCCTTTTGAATTGAGTCCATAGTAGCGACTAGACTGATTCCCTCTGCCGGCGTAAAAATCTTCAAGTGAATTGTGGCTTTCAGGGCGTCCAACTGCTGGAATTTTGCTCAACCCATAGAACAGGGCGGCCAGAGCGCCAATGCCAACCACGACAGGCCCAATGACGGCCCCGATCGTCGTAAAAGCGGCCGCGATGGTAGTCATGACCACGCCCCCACCAAAAAACGTCATGGCCACGCCAATCCCAGAGAATGCGGCAGAGATAAGGCCAAGCGTTCCGCCGACCACTGCAAGCCCCGCAATTGCGGCGAATACCCCAACCAGACCCTTGACCAAAGTGGGGTTTCGTTCGACAAAGCCGGAAAAACTATCAAGGACGCCGGCAAGTTTTAGCATGCCGCTCGTTATGGCCGGAAGGTATACCGTCCCGAACATGGCTAAAAAATTCTCCCATGCGGCACTGGCTGCAATTTCAGCTCCAGCCGGAGATTTCATGTAGGAGGCAAGACCTTCTCCAATCGTCGCTGTCTTTCGAAATATCCCGGCGTCTTTGTTAAGCTTTGGCGCCATCGTGATTTGATTGCCAATGAAGTCTCCAGTCGCACGGTTGAAGTTTTTTGCCACAAGCAATGCCAACTGATCATCGCTGAGGTCCATGCCAAACCGCCGCTTGATTGCCGGCACCAAAACTGTCGAAATGAATATGTCCGGCCTGTGAGCGTAAAGCTCCGAATTCACATCAGACAATCCGCCAGTAGTTGGCATCAGAAATCCAAACTCTTTCATCTCCTCTTTGCTCAGGCCTTTGGTGGCTTCGCGCATCATCTTGAGTCGCTTAGGGCTTACCCCTTCAGTCCAAAGGCCAATTTCCGACAGGAATCCTTTGCCTTTGCTGTCCATATGGCCACCGATCAGCGAGCTAAACGCCGTCATAGCCGAAGTGCCAGCTTTATTCCCACCCATGAAAGACATTAACCCGGCAAACACCCCGTACAGGTATTCCTTGTCAAATAGCTGATAGGCCATTTTCCCGGTGCCAGACGCCGTCAGGTAATCCCTGGGCGAAACTCGCATTTTTGTACCCAACATGACTTGGGTCATCATGTTGGCTTCAGATTCAAATTCCGGGGTGCTGTTCACAACCTTTCCACCGCGATGCTCAAGGGCTTTTGCGGCGGACATGATGAGGCCATCAACGTCTTTGCCGCCATTGGCAACACGGCCAACAATCGACATTTTTGTAAAAAGCTCGGAAGTTTCCAGTGCGTGGTGAAGGTCACCAAACGCCGTATGCAGATCTTGAATGTTTTTGACGTTCTGGGTAATCGTGCTTCCCAAAACTTTGTGAGACAACGTTGCCGCCTGTGCAAAGGCAGCCGCATTGTCAGCCGCAGACAGGTTCATTGTGCTGAAATCTGCCTGAGCCTGGGCAAGCTTTTTTGCTTCTTTGTATGGGCCTTCCAGCATGGCAAACATGCCAACGCCAACCCCGAGCATTGCCCCGCTCTTAAGAGCGGTTTTCTGAATGCTCAAAATACGAGATTCGAGCCTTGCGGCGTCAGCCTCACTCTTCATGAAGCCGCGCGACATCGAAACCAGACCACGACTGACGTGATCAATTAAACTCAGCTTGATGCCGATTTTGTAAGCTTCAAACATAGGATTGGTGGCTTTCCATGACTCTGCGCAATAAATTACACGTTTGGGCGGCCGATCATTTCGCTGCGGTACAGTACCCAAGGATCACGCAGATGTCTCCGCGCCTGCCTGTTTTTGGGTTCAAGTACAAGATGCCGATGCTGGCTCGATTCCAGCTATTGGTGATGTCGCTGGCGCTCTTGGCAATTGGCTTGCTGATGCTTTTTGCGGTTGGCGTGCTGGCCTACTGCCTGATGTAGCTACTTTGATTCAAGCTTGCTGAAAAGCCCTTCGCCGCCATACTCAATCATCGACAAGCCCGCAAGCGATCTGCCGATAGCGTGTCCAAGAATCGCGCCAACCTTTTTTTCGGTGTTTACTGCGGCAGGGCCAAGAACAGGGCGCGGAGGTATTTTTTCTGTGCCCAGTTCTTGATAAACCATGACGTCTGAATCAGAACCAACTATGGCATCGAACCCGCTGACTTCATGAGAAATTGAGTTCTGCAGATCATGGGTCCGCACCAACGGGCTACCGTCGGAATTGACTTCGTATCCCTGGCGCACTTTGTCGTCAATAGTCTCAGGTTTTAGCTCCGCCCAAGTCGGGAAATCGCCGGCTTCCGGCTGCAATGTTCCAAATTCGTCTTTGGCGGTTTTTTCCACCAGCATTGCCGCCTGCTTAAGACCGTGATGCGCCGCGACGGTGGCTTTGACCTCAAGCGACAAAAGGTGAGCCGCAAAATGCCCAAGTCGGGTAAATTCCATAATCAGCTCGGCCTTTCGTACTGCATCGAAGACCAGTCAAACTTTGCACCTTCCATTTCGGAAAAAATGATGCACCAAGCCGCGCGCATCAAATCGTCTAGCTGAAAGGCCACGTCAAATGGAACGCCATTCTTTACAAGCCAAAGGCATTCTTTTACAGGCGTGGCCGTGGCTAGTTTTTTAAGGTGGCCTTGTCAGCTTCCGGGTCTTGCGATCCGTACAGTTCGCTTACGGCTTTCATAACGGCGTTGATGCCATCATCATCCAAGCGCTGAATAAGCGCTTCAATGTGCGCTTTTTTGTGGATATTTGGGACGATTGCGCCCTCAATGCTCTTGACGTAGATCAGCGGCAAAATCATCGACATGTAGGTGCTGTTTCCTGCCGATTCTCCAGCCGCCTCCACTAGCCTGTATTGCTCCAAAGGCCCCGGCTTGCCAAGCACGATAGCGCGGCCTCGCGCGTCGTGAATTGTGTTTTCGCTTACCGCTGCCGCAATGACGGCTGTCGATGGGGAGGCGGACTGAGCCGCGCCAGATTGGTTCATCTTCACTGTTGCCATTTTTGCTCCATGTTTTTAGTTTTTGGCTTGACCGGATCAGCTCACTTTGAGCATGCGGGTCGCGCGCCAGTTGATCTTCTGGGTGATCTTTTCCAGGCCTTTCCAGTTGCCGGCGTCCTCAAGTTGGAGCGCCACGCCCGTGTACTGATACTGGGTCACGGCACCAGACGCTTCGGTGATCGTCTGGGTGATGGTCACTTGGTCTGGCAGCAGGCCAGCAAAGAAGTTGGCTTCTTGCCCGGCGAAGTAGTCGGTCACGCTCGAGTCAGCGCGGTCCAGCGAAAACGAACCGGAATGGCCCATGGGCAGATCGCGGAAGCGCTGGGTGCCGTCGATGGCGTCCGATTCCAAGCTCTTGTATTGGGGCTTGGCGTCGAATTCCGTGATGATGTTGAAAGTCATCGGGCCCGCGCTGCCGTTGATGGTCAACTGCGCGTCGCGCCCGATGTTGAATTGGTTGGTGCCTGCCATGGGAACTCCTGAAAGAAAAGAGCCCGCGCATGGCGGGCCCTATGGGTTTGACGCGGGGTTTAGAACGAAGGATTCGGGCTGACGGTCACCGACACCGATTGGCCGCCTTCCAGCGACACGATGAAGTAGCGCACGATGGACAGATACGTGACCTTGACGTAGCAGCTCATGTAGCCCAGCGCCACTTGGCTGCTCGGGTTGTTGTTGGCGTTGATCTGTACCGAGAAAGGGACGGTGTTCGGGTTGTTGACGTCGCCGATCATCGAAGGCCCGCTGCCCGGCTTCCAGAGGTTCATCAGGAACGACTGGATGGTGTTTTGGACCTGTGTGCGCAGCGATGGCGTCTGGGGCAAGCCGATGCAGAAACCGAACGCGCTGGCCAGGGTCAAGGCGATGAAGTTGGTCATCGTCGTGTAGTTCTCGCCGTTGCGGGTCGGGTCGCTGCTGGCGTTGCGGTCGGTCTGGAAGCTGAAGTAGTTTCCGCCAGCCGACGGGTTGGCGATGTAATCCAGCCGGGCCACGGCAGCCGCGCCGAGTTCGGCATTGCTGTAGGGCAGCTTTTGCACGGCGCGCTGAGTGCCGATCAGGTTCAAGACCGGCTTGTTAAGCGTGGTCATGTAGGGGGCCAGCGATGCGCGAAGCGGTGCCCAGAAAGTAACCGGGGACAGCAGGCGCTGGACGCCGTTCACCTGGTCATTCCAGTAGACCCAATCGCCCACGCAGATTTTGAGCCAAGGGGAATCGGCTCCAGCAGAGTTCAACAGGCCGCTGGTGGTGCTGTAGGACGCGCCGGGAGAGGCTTGCGAGCCTACGAAGATGCCCTCCTGCTGGCCATAGCCGGCAATCGTGCCCCATGCGGTGGAATCAACGTGGTCGACCAGGTTGAGCGTCTGAATGCCGGTGCCGCGCAGCGCGTACATGCCGGTGCGGGTATTGCCGTCAGTGCCTATCAGGGTAGAACTGCCGGCGCCAGATGCGCCATCCGTGCCGCCAGACAGGGTAAAGGTGGTCGTGGTGTTCGGGGTCGTGGCCGCCAGTGCGCCGACCGAAGCTACGCATAGCTGCGAAGGCCCGCGGGTGACGCTGTTGCCGTTGTTCACGGCATTGACCAGGTTGAGCCAGATCGAGGTGCTGACGGTAATCGCGCCAGAGGTGCCGCCGCCACCGGTCAGGGTGGCCGTTGCGCTGGTGTAGCCGCTGCCGGGATTGGTCACGGTGAAAGTGCCAAGGCCCCAGACCAGATTGATCAGGGCGCCGATGCCTGCGCCGGAGGTCGACGTGGGAGCCGAGGGATTGGTGGGTGCCGCGCCGCTCAGGCCGCCCGCGTTGGTCACAGCCAGGGCGGTGATCACGCCAGCCGATGCCGTCACGGTCAGAATCACGCCGTTGGGTAGCGTCACCGTGTCGTTGGTCACGTAGCCGGTACCGCCCGAAGCGCCGCCGCCGGTCACGTTGGCAGAAATGACTTTCAGCGAGACCGAGCCAGTCGCCTGCACGCCGCCAGAAGTCTGGGGTGCAGAAATCGTCACGGCAGGGGTTGACGTGTAGCCGGTGCCAGCCGTCACGGTTCCGCCGCTCACGCCGGCCAGGATGTTGTCGAAGGCCTCGCTGGTGTAGCCGGGCCGCGCAATGGTCAGCTTGTAGCTGTTTTTGACGGTGCCAGAGCCGATCACGGCCGTCAGCGTGTTGCCGACGATGCCGGTGTAGTAGGCGGTCAGCACGGCGCCGGTAACGGGCGTCACGTCCAGCAGGTTGGCGGTCGCCGCGGTATCGGTGCCATCGGTGACGCGCACGGCACGGATGTTGGCTTGACCCAGCTGCAGGGCGACAGACACAGCGGTGGACAAGTCAAAGCTGCGAACCACAGGGTTGCCCAAGTAGTTCCCCTGATCTTGCGGGGAGCCGATCAGGTAGGCGCTGTTGACCGGGCCCCAAGAGCCCAGGCCCACAATGCCCAGAATGTTGGTTGGCACGCCATTGATGTAGCGGGTGGTCGGCGGCACGATCTGGACGTATTCCCCGGGCGCCGTCAGGGCTGCGGTGTTGAGCGAACCTACTTGGTAGAGAGGCATGATGGATTTCCCAAAGAAAAAGCCGCCTCAGTGGGCGGCTCTGGTTGAATCGGAAGGCTGATTTATTCGGCGGATTTCTTTGCCACGGGCGCGGGAGCCGGCGGCATGGCCACCTTGTGGCAGTGGTGCGCGTTCTCGCCAGCACTCACGCGGGCGATCTCGTCGTCGTCGGTGATCTGATCGCCGCGCTTGTAGCTTTCGAAGTCGTGAATCACGGTCAAGGCATAGGGGGACATGGTTAGAAACTCCTGGAAGGAATGGCACTTGCATAGGTGCCGGTGAACGTAGTCGGCACAGCCTCAACCGTTGCCGTGCTTTGGGTCTGGGTCACCGCATACTCCACGGCCACCCGGATGTCTCTGCGGTAAACCGCTACTTTCTGGCTGCTGTCAACGTCTACCGGAGACTTCACGCGCAACCGCGCTGCCGTGCCGTCTGGCATGGTCAGCCAGCTCGTCGCCATCAGCACCGGCATGACGGCCGCCGAAAGCGCGGTACGCGCAGCCGGCGTGCTGGCGGCAATGCAGATCTGGAATTGCTGCTCAAAGCGCCCGATTTCCAGCACGCTCTGGCCTACCGTACCGACCCGGGCTATGGGCAGCGGGCCCTTGCCGACGGTAAGTACTGGCCCCGCGCTTGACGTGCCCGCGTAGACCGCGTTGATCTGGCTGGCCAGCGCGGCCGCGATGGTGCTCAGCGTGTCGGAGGCTTGAACGGCATACCCAAAGGCTTGGCCGCCCATCAGCACAAAGACGTTGTGCGCAGAAAACGGGCTGGGCATTGCGCCGCCTATGGTCACCGTGTTCCCGGATACCGTCGCCGTGATGGTGGCCGGCGTGATGCCTTGCGTCTGCCATTGGTAGGGAAACCGTGTGGTTTCGCGCACCTCTGGCCTCGAATAAACCCAGCAACAGATTTTTCCCGTAGCCATTGTTGCGTCTACGGTCTCTGGTGTCGGCCAGCCCGGCATTGCCAATACCGGATAGCCTTGGCCTGGCGCCTGAGACGTCCCATTGGGATAGGCAACGCCGACCAGCAAATTGACAAGGCTGGTTTCTACGTCAGTCTGATCGGCCATTACGCCTCCAGGCGCTCAGCGATGAGGGCATGCCCCATGGAATTCCAGTACGGCACGGCCACCTGGTAGCGCTGGCCCAGGTCGTCGGTGAGAATGTCGCGCGTCTGGAACAGGCCCAACGCGGCCGATGCCGGCGGCACCATGACGCGCCAGAGGCTTTTCCCCGCATTGGCCGGTAGCGAGAGCTCGCCAGAGTCATTGCGCTTGTAGTACTGAATCGATGCCGGTATGCCGGTCGCCACGGTTGTTTCGGCCGCCGAAGTCACGCCGCCATAGCCCTGAGCACCGACAGCGGTAGACAGCACTGGCCGGGTCACGGTCAGCGTGCGCGGATACATGAACGACATCAGGCGAACGCCCGGGCGCGGTACGGCGCCAGCATGGCCTTGGTGTCGTCATCTATCAAGGTCGCGGCAAAGCGTTGAACCGCGGTATCGCCTGCCTTCATGGATTTCATGTTGCCCATCTGGGTCACGTTGCCGATGGCCTGAATCAGATTTGCCGTGGCCTGTTTGATGGCTGGCGGCAAATTGCTGTATTGATACCCTCCGACATACCGCACGATCACTTCCGTGTAGTAAGCCAGCATCACGCCGGCCGGGACCCAGAGCTGGCCGGTGGCGGCGTCAATTCCTGCCGCCGTATTTGCTGGCCAGATTTCCCATGCTGGAGGCCCGCCGAATTTGTTCAGGCTGGCCAGAAGGTTGAATGTGTCCATGTCATAGCCGGATGCGTCGCCGCGCCGTCCGTATCCATAGCGCCCGGTGCCGCCGACAATGCGGGCAACCGGCGTGGCGCTCAGCATGACCTCGCTGCGGCTTTTCGGCAGGTAGCGTTTTTCCGTGATCATCACGCCCAGGTCAATCGTGCAGCCACTGGCGTGAGTGTTGGCAACCCCGCTGCCGCCTACGGCCGTGCTACCCAGAGTCAGACTCCCGGATCCAATGGCCATGACTTGCACGGCCTCGCACAGCGCGGCATTGGCCCGGTCCAAAACAACGCAATCGCCCACCGACAGCGCCGCCGTTGGCCCGGAGACCGGAACCACTACCGACGAGCCAGGCGCAAATGATGCCGTCGCCGTCAGTGTCAGCGTGGGATTGAGCGCCGTCATGAAACACGGCTGGCCAGTGGCGTCCGCCGCGTACAGCAAGCCAGCCGGGCGATTCAGGTAGGCGTCGATCATCGTCGAGGCCTGCAAAATCTGAGGCGTGGTAGCGCTCTGCACGCCATAGACACCGGGATCGCCGCCCTGAAGGTATGCGCTGGGCATTGGTTTTTAGTAGCTGTACAGGACGATGCCAACAGCGGATGCCGTGGCGGTTTTGCTGAAACGGTAGATGCCGGGCGCGGTCAGAGTCAGCGCCGCCGTGGTGTTGTTGAGAACGGGGGCAATGGCCGCAGGCACTGTCTGCCAGTTGCCGGATGCGTCCATGATCTGCGCGGTCACGGTCTCACTGGCACCCAGGCCGCCAGCCACTACGGTAAAGGCCCCGTCTGCCACCGAGCGGTTGACGACAGATGAAGCGCCCGCGCCGGTTTGGGGCGCAAGGATGGGATTGGCTGCAACGCTCATGCTGTGACTCCGGGGGGTAGGATGATCGGGCTGAAGCTGGCGAGCTGTTTGTCGACCATGTAATTGGCCAGGTTGTCAGGCACGTCCGCCTGCCCCATGGTGAACACCACGGAAAGCATGCGCGCCTTGCCTTGCTCGTCGATCCAGTCGCTGTTTGGATACTCGTTGCCGGGCTGCACAAACACGGTGCGCCGGCCATTGGGTGCGTCTGGTTGGTAGATTTTCATAGTGAAATGGGCGTAAAAAAGCCCACCCGGATGGATGGGCTTCAATCCGACAACTTGCCTGGTTAGGCGTGCTGGACTTGCACCACTGCATGGGCGTAACCGGCGCCCTTGAAGATGATGGTGTCGAACTTCACGCCCACGAACTGGCCGGACAGGTTTCCAACCAGGCCGAGCTGGAACAGACGTGGGTTCGGGTTGAAGCTGGGGCCGGAAATCACGGGGATTTCGATCTCGCTTTCCATCACGATCACGGCGTAGTAGCCCTTGATGCCGGTGGGAGTGGCGCTGAAACCGTATTGCGCGGTAGCCGCTGCCGTGGTGGGCACGAACGGGTCGCCAATCAGCGGCAACTTGCCCACTTGCGTGGAAATTGCCGAGACGGTGACGCCGGCCACAACCTCCACCGAATCCAGGCTGATGCGGGCAGCCTTGGCTTCCTGGTCGATGAAGTCGGCCAGCAGGGGGTTGAGGTAGATGGCGGTCGGGCGGACCACGTTGTTCTGATTGGCAACCATGGAGGCAACGGCGGATTTGAGGCCGTCGATGATGCTGGAGCCGGTCGTGACCGTGAATTGCTGGGTGATCTGCGACAGACCGCCCATCCATTGCAGGGTCGTGGGTGCCGACATGCTGGTGTCGGTGCCGGCCCAGACCATGCCGGCGCGTGCGATTTCCACACCGCTGATGACGTCATCGACGTCCTTGGCGATCACGCTGGCGAATTGGCCTTGCTGCTCGGTCACGTCCTTGTCGAACTGGCTGATGTTGCTTTGGGCAATCGTCGCCTTGATGAAGGCGGGACGCTCGAGGCGGGTCGGGCCGGTTGCGGTTGCCGTCAGGTTGCGCGGGTCAACGCTGGCGCCGGTTGCAATGGCGGTCTGTTCGAAGTAGCGGTGCGGGTGGCCGGTGGCCGGCACTTGCGGGATGCGCTGAAGCGCAACGCTGGTGCGACGAACCAGGTCCGTGATTTCTTTTTCGAACTCGGGAACTTCGATGGCGCCAGTGCCGAGGTAGTCGGCGGCTGCGCTCAAAGAGATGTTTTTGGTATCTGCGGCCATTTGAGTAGGCTCCTAAAAAATGAGGACGTAAAAAAACCGCCTCATGGGCGGTTGACGTTGTTTCTGGTCTGGATCAGTTGGCTTGGCCAGCTTCCATCATTCCGGCGTCGCGCAACTTGAGCTTTGCGGCGATGCGCTGCTGGGCACCCTTGACGCCGGCGGCTTCGAGGGCCGCGTCGACTTGGGTCATGGTCAGTTTCTTGCCGTCGTTCACGGCATCTGCCAAACCAGCTTTTGCCAGGATGGTCTGCACGCCAGCGTCGAGCGTCTTGCGGGCCGGTGCCGGTGCGTCGGTAAATGCCTTGGCCTTCAAGTCGGTGACTTGCGTGCTCAGGCTTTCCAGCGATGCCGTGACCTTGGCCAGGGCGTCATTGGTTTCCTCGTTGCCGGACTTGTCGGCGGAAGCGCGCACGCGGGCGTCCTCCAAAAAGTCGTGATCGCGGTAGACCTTGGGCACACGGCCAGAAACAGCCTCGGCGGCCATGTGGGCTGCCATGTGGCGCAGATGAACGACGTGGCCATTGCTGGGGTCGTTGCCCACACCGGCAGCAGCCATTACGTCGGCGCACGCGTTCACGGCGTCGACGTGAGGCTTCACCTGGTCAATGATGGGGCCAGCCAGGGATGCGGCGGCCTTGATGCTGGCGACTTCGGTCGACAGCGCTTTGACGCTTTCGGCGATGGGGCCAAGTTGTGCAGCCAAAAAGGCCTTGAGTTCTTCGGGGGTCATGTCAATTTCCTTGTCGGCCGATGCGGCCAGAGAGGTGGAGGTGTATGCCGCCAGGTCCTTGTAAAGAACGGCAGCGCCAGTGAACACGCAGTTTTCGATAACCCACAGGTCGGCAGTACGGTCCTGGATGCGGGCGTCTACTTCAATACTGAAGCCAAGCGCGTCCTTTTCAGCCTGTATCTGCTCGCACTCCTCTGGGAAGTCTTTTGCGTAGAAAAAACCTTCGACCTTGATCGCGCTGCCTTCAATCACGGCGGCAGTGATGATCCCGATCTTCTTTTGGGGGTCGTGACCCTGAAAGCCGGGCTCGTAATCCACACCCATGCCCAACAGGCTGGGCAGAGCGCGTTCCGCGACTTCTTTCGACATGTAGACCCGGTGGCCTTTGGAGCCGTGGGGCGCAATGTCGCTGGGTTCATCGACCCTGGTCAGCACGCCGGAAAACGGCATGCGGTTGGGGTGGCCGTCCCATTTCGGCATTTCGATTGCCATGCACTCGAATGAGACGATGGAATCGGACTGCCAAGAGGACGTATCCACACCCAGCTCTTCTGCCCTGGCCAAAATCCGGCACGTCGCCTCTGTCCGCTCTTCAGCGGTCAGGTCTTTGGTGCGTAGCACGGTCTCGCGGGCGAGCCGGACGTGCGTGGCGTCGTGGATTGGCAGCTTGCGCTTGCCAGGCACGGCGAAATCCGTCTCGGCGAGCGCGGCGCGCTGGTCTTTGGTCAGGGACATGGGAGTGCTTTACAAAACGGCTTCCAGCGCCTTGAATGCTTCGGAAACGTTGGCCGGCACTTCGCCCATCGTGGCAATAAACGCCTTGAGGTTGCCAGCCAGCGTTTCGCAACGCACAAGCTGGCCCTCAAGTTCGTAGTTGCGCGCCACGGCGGCCGCACGGGCTGCAGCCGATACCGTGGCGACAAACGAGACCGGCTGCGCCAATTCCTTGGCGGTTTCCTTGGACGGCTTTGCCACGGCTACAGCAGGCTCGTCAGCGTAGCCAGGTCAGTGGCCACGGTCGAGTTGGTGATGCCGCCGGCAGAGTTGATCTGGGTCACCAGCTGCTTGAGCTCGCCCAACTTGATTTCCAGGGCCGCCAAGCGGTACTGTTGCGCAAAGTTGGCCGGCGTTGGCTGCTTGGCGATCAGCTGCTCGAGCGTGACGCGGGCGGCGGTTGCGTTGACTGCTGCTGCCATGATCAGGCAATCGTGGTCAACGCGGTGTTGATGGCCGTCAGATTCGTGCCAGCCGGCAGGTACGCTGCCAAGCGGGTCAACTGGATCTGCACTTCTTGCAAGCTGGTGACAACAGCGCTCAGCATGCCGGTGGCGTCTTCCGAGCCAACGGCGGCGATGACGGTCGATTGCTCGCTGGCGAGGATGGTCAGCGCTTTCAAGGGGGTAATGAGTGCCATGATGGGCTCCTATGCGGGTGGTGGTTGAACTTTGATCAGGCGACGATCACGACGTCGAACGTGCCGGCCGCCAGGGTGTTGGCGGCAAGGCGCGGCGTGAGCGTCACATTGAAGCCGGTGGAGGTTTTGCCGCTGACAAAAGCGGTAGCGTCTTGCCCGGGGTTGACCAGGACGGAATAGCTGGCCGGCAGACCGGGCACCGACACTGCGGTGACCACGGCAGCGCCTGCACCGCCGCCCGCGGCATTGGCAACACCGGGAATGCTGCCGATCAGCACTTGGCCTTGATTGGCTTGGACTGCGCCGCTGGGAACGGCGATGGCGTGAGCAAATTTCATGATTAATCCTCAACTTTCGGTTGTTTGGTTGGTTTGGCTGCGCCTTTTTGCGGCTTGTTCTTGATGTTGGTATCAAGGTCGGTCGCAAGCCCGCGCGCGGCGAGTTTGGCGATCTCTACATCGGCTGCATTCAAATCAGCCCACTGAGATTTCGAGGGCTCGCGGCCCAGTTTTTCGCGTATTTCGTTCGGCGTCAGCGCGTTCATTTCGTAGTACGCGCCGTGAATCTTGGACAGCAGCTCTTCGTCGTCGCGGTCAATGCCAAGCCACTTGAATTCGATCTGAGAAAAGCCCAGCCGGCCTTCAATGGCTTCGCGGTTGATGTAACTGGCAATGTTGGTCGCCAGCGGGATGATGGCGGCCTGCCAATCCTTGTCTACCGAGACCTCTGCGGTGCTGCGGTTGACGTCGGCCTCGATGCCGAGATTGCTCGGGCTGATTTCAAATGCCGTCGCAATTTCCCGAATCAGGAATTCCTGATACTTGAGGTACAGGGCGTCGTCGCTGGCACCGCGCAGCGCCAGCACGTTGACGTCTTTGTCGCCGCCCACCATGGGCGTCTGGCCCTGGCCTTCGACCTCGTTGCGCCAGTACTCCCGGAATTTATCCAGGGTCGTGGCATCCATGCCGGGGAACTGCAGAATGTTGGCCGGCTGGCTGTTGCCGGCCACGTTACCCGCATAGTCAGCCGTGGAAAGCAGGCGGTTGATGGAGCTAAAGGCAATTTCCAGACTGCCAAGGCCAAAGGGATTGTCTGTGCTCGGGTCTTTTTTGATGTAGATCAGCTGGTCATTGGTCAGCGTGATGCCGCGCGTGCCGCCCACGTTGCCGTAACCCATGGTTTGGGAGTAGCGTGGCTCGCTCTTGTCGCCAGACCACGCCGCGTAGATTTCGATGGAAAGCGCGTCAACCGGCCACAGCCAGAGCGGGCGCAACTCATGGGCCCCAACCTCCTGCTCAATCGCGCCGGCACCACACACCAGAATGTCTTCGGATACCTGCTCCATCATGGAGCGGAAAGAATCGTCGGTGTTGGGCTTTTCCAAGCACTTTTTTACCGTCTCGATTTGCCGCTTGATCTCGGCCGATTCGGTGACCTCTGGTTTTGCCACGACTTCCCAGCGCAGCCCGACCACGGAGTTTTTTACGTAGTTGATGGCCCGGCGCGCGTACACGGTCCGGCTAAACCGGCGCAGGTTGCTGGGCGTCGGTTTGATCATGGGCCGGTCGCGCGTGTAGCGCTGGCCGCCAATGCTCATCAGCTTGGCATAGGGCACGGTATCGCGCGCCGGGTTCTTGCGCAAGCGGCCAGCCCAGATGGCGCTGGCAATCCTGTCGCCAGCCCACTCGCCCAATCGTGCTGTGAATGTCGGTTTTTTGCTCATAGTTTCCTATACCGACCCGAAGGACCAGCGCTTGGCCGTTAAAAGCCTATGGAATGCCCGGCTGCAGGCGTCTACCTGATCGTCGAATGATCCATTGGGGAACATCCTCAACTCATCGACAAAGGCCTGATTCCATTCACCGCGAACCATAAAGACGTTTCCGGCTTCCACCTGAGCGGCCAGCGGCGCTGCCCGCGTTGCCTTGCTCCCGGTTTCCGGCGTGAATTCCACGTCATATCCGGCGAGCTTTTGGATAAACCCGAATGCCTGGGCCTTGCCGGCCTGCCCTGGATCCTGTGGCCCGCTGATTGGCACCTCATAGCCATCCATCGCCGCCGTGGTCAGCAGCGCCTGCTCGACCGCCAGCGGACTCCCGCGGAATCGGCTGATATGGCAAATGTAGATTTGGCCCAGGTCGTCGCGGCCCACCAAGGCACCAGCGGTCCAATCTGGCTTTTTCCCCTGCGCTTCTTCGGTGGCCGCCAAATCCCAACCCCTGGCCATCGTGAGGCCCTGCGGCATAAATTCGGCAATCTTGAGCTTTTCAGGCTTGAACAAACCGCCTTCCGGTGGTGCTGGCCGCTGCCGGTACTGACCGGCAAACATGTACGGAGCGGCCTGCTCCATGCGCTCCAAAGTTTCCAGATTGTGTTTTTCAGGCCAGAGGGCCGTGCCGTCGTCTTGAATGACAGAAAGGCAGAGGTGTTCCCACTCTTCGCCGTTACCGCCATCCAACAAAAAGCCGGCCAGATCGTCTTCGTGCAGCCGCTGCATCACCAAAATGATCGGTGTGTCTGGCGAGTTTTTGCGGCTTTCGAATGTGTTTTGAAACCACTCGATCACGTTCTGGCGCATCACGTCAGACCGCGCTTCGTCGGCCTTGTGCGGATCATCGATCAGCAGGCAACCCCCAAAGCCCCCCCTGTGTTTGCCGGCTCCGTATCCCGTAATCGTGCCACCGGCACCAACGGAATACATGATCCCGCCGGCCTCGGTCCGCCATTCGTCTTTTGCCTGGCTGTCGTTCCTGAGCGCCACACCGGGGTAAATTCGCTGATACAGCGGGGTCTGCACCATCTCCCGGATGTCCCATGATGACGCTGCAGCCAGCCGCCCGGAATAGGACGTGTAGATGTACTCGCTGTCCGGCGCCTGTCCGAGCGTCCATGCAATGAAGCACTTCACCAACTCGGTTTTGGAATACCTGGGCGGGATGTTGATGATCAGCCGCTTGCACTCGCCCCGAAAAACCCTTTCCAGCGCATCGCAAATCTTGACATGGTGCGGGGCCTGCTGCCAGCGGTATCCCCTGCGCCCCAGAAAAATCGCCCGGCTAAAGTTGTACAGGCTGAGCTGCCTGTTTTGCGCCAGGACTGCCGCCGCCTCAATATCCGATTGACTGAGCACGTCAGATTTTTTGCAAAAGCTCGGCGCCGGCTTCCTTGAACTGTTCGACGCTCGAGAATCCAGACCCGCCCTGGTTTACTTGCACGGCTACGGTCGGTGTTTTGCCGACAAGATTTTCCTTGGCGGCATTGATTGTCATGGCCCGATGTCGGAAATCGGCTTGCCCGTTGCATTTGGCTTCCATGGCTTGCTTTACGTTATCCATGGCCAACTCTGCCAACAGGTCCAACCGCTTGGATTGGATCGTGACCTCGTTCTCAATTGCGGTCACCATGCGGTCATCATGACCTTTTAACCCGCGCCAATACTGGATTCCGGCGGTCACGTTACTTGCGGCGTCCTGTTCCACGCCTTTGCAAATTTTGTTTACGACGCCTTTGCTGACATCGTGTTTTTCGGCAATCTGCTGCTGGCTTAATTGACCCAACCGCCAGTCGATTAGGATCGCGTCGGCCTTGGCTTTGTCTAGTGCTTTGGCGGCCATATCACAGCGCCCTTACCTGAATCGTCACCGCCATTGGCAAGCTTTTCAGGCTGTTGCTGGTGGCGCAGACAATGGTTACCTCGTAATCCGCCTGGTCGCTCCTGCCGGTCACGCCAAAGCTGACCTGATACCCATTGCTGGAAACCACCGGGGCGCTGGTGATCAGCGCGGCCGGGGTGGCATCCAGGCCCGCCGTGAGTTTGACCGCGCTCGAACTGATGCCCGTCAGGGATTCGCCAGCCGCCAGGTTGTCCGAGAAGTCAAGGGTGATGACTCCCAGGGCGCCCGGGGCGACGGTTGACGGTAGGAGGATTGCACCGCTCATGCTTTGGCCGTGAAGTTGTCTTTGGGGTCCGTTACCAGCCATTGGGAGGCCGGGGACGCCGCTGATGTGGTTGACGCCGGCATGGCCCCACTCAGGAATACCAGGCTCCCGCTGTTGAACAGGGCGCAGAAGGCGGCAAGGGCTGTCCCGGCGCCGCTTTGGGATGCGTTCATAGTGGATTCCTTGGGAGATTCGGTTGCCCAGCCCCGCGCTACCGCTTTGCAAAGGGAGCTTTAGCGATGGCCTTTGAACGTGCTGGGGTGCCGCTGTTACATACCCACTTGATGAGCGGCGATGGGCTACAGGGGTGCGCGGATTGCGTGGCCTGGCGGCCGCTGTCAGCAGGAATTGCGCACCTGGTCTGCGGGTTGAATTCGGCGGCCGTCTGCAATGCCCGGACATGCCGGGAACGGGGCGGTCAGCGGTTCCCGGGGTGCCGTGGCCTCACGGCAGCACCGAGGCTTCAAGCAAGGTACTACGGGGTCGGTCTGACCGGCGTTTCCGCCGAAACTTGGGGGCCATCAAAGGTTGACGGCTGAATGAATAAAGCCCGCACTGCGGCGGCCTTGGGTAATTTATCTTCTAGCGCGGCCAGTGCTGATCTCTGGCATTTTCAGCGTGCTTGCGGGTCCGATCACCGCGTGCGCCCGGCAGGTTATGCGCACGTCGTTTGCCGGTGGGTTGCCTGTTTCTCGGTTTTTCAGAAGGCCGAAACCTTTTTACCGTGGGCGATTCCTCGCTTTGGTCGCTTCCAGTCCCCTGAGCACTCGCGCTAACGGCTGGTGACTGTTTGCAGTTTCGGGGCCGTCCTGCATGTAGCCCGTACTCCAGAGCATTTGCAGACTCTGGCAATCACCATGCGTTAAAGCGAAAAGGCCCGCGATCTGCGAGCCCTTAAAGAATTTCCGGGGAAAGCATCCCCCTGAAACAGCTTCGGCGGTGAGACTGACTCCCGCAGACGTTAGGCTTTTCAGGGGCGACGGACTCAGCAGGCCGTGCCATCCTTGGCGGCATTATCCACATTTTTTGTGGTTGTGCAATCTTTTTTTGCGCCAGCCCTGGAAAATGCCCTCAGCCTGCCATGAATGGACTGGCGCGCGACATTCACGCAATCGTCCAGGTGATTCACCACTTTCCGGCCAGCTTCGCCGCACGGGATGCCGCCCCGCGTCGAGCCCCGGCATTTGGTGCAGATCTGCGCCGGCTGGCTTTCCTTGAATAGCCATCCGACTCCGTGACAGGTCTGGCAGGTAGGGGCCAGCCACCAGAGCAAAGCCGAGGCGGTGACCTGTTCCGGCTCGGAAATGCCCCAGACGGTGGCCTGCCACACCACGGCCGCCCGGACCTCGGGGAGCGTCTTGAGCTTGCCCATCAGCAGCTTCATTTCGTGCATGTGCCAGTTCGCGGCGGTCTCGGCCGCTTTGGCGTGGTTGGGCTTGCCGGCCTTGGTCGGCATGGTGGCCGCCAGGGTCTCGATTGCCTTTTTGGTCAGTTTGGGCAGCTTTTCGCTGCTGTCCCATTCCGTGTAGAGCCTCAGCAGGGATGCGCCCAGCCGTGACTTGCTCATGCCGGCGGCCAGGATGATGTCGCCCCGGTTTGGGCGGTCCACCTCGATTCGGAGGTTCGACGTGTTGACGGCAGTCTGGTACTGCTCTTGCGTATCCGGCTTTTCAGTTGTTGCGATCATGGGTCGGGCTCCGGTAGAATGAAGGCGCTTCAGTTCCTTTGGTTCTCTCGGAAGGCTCCGGCGTTTGGCGACGTCGGGGCCTTTTTCATTTCAGTATTCCTGCCACTCAAAAGGCATCGTGAAATCTGGCGCGCTGGCCGGCACTTTGATGGTCAGGCGGTAATTGAATGGGGCGTACAAAAAGGCATCGCGTATCGCACGCGCCTTGTCTGCCGTCTCGTTGTTGAGCGGGGCACCAAGCAATACCCGCAACCTGCGCGACAGAGCTTTTTTTATCTGGCGCCGCGACATTCGGCGCACCTTGGCGCGCACGCCGTAGCCGACTCCGACAGTCAAGGTTTTTTCTACGGTCTGCATTTTTTCTCCGTGGTGTAGAGCTCGCAGCGCGTCCCATAGGTGCGCCTTTTGAACTCGCAGAAGTGCCAGTTTTCGCCCTGGAACTCCATCTGTTTGTGGTGGATACATTGCCCGCAGGCGGTCTGTTTGCGGGCGGCCTCTTCTTGCTTGCGGATCAGGACCGTTTCTGGGTCGCCGTACATGTAGGAGTCGAGCACCATGGTCAGACCCGCGATGCAATGACTTCGACCCGTGGCGTCTCTCCATAGGTTTTGCGGCAGTCCTTAAGCTGGACCAC